TCACAAATACCCCCAATGTATATCAATTTAGTTCGTTCAATCATTAGTCGTAGAGCATTGGTATATCAACAATCACCAGTAAGATATAATGACAAGTACAATGAAGTCATTGGGGATTTTGATTCGTTTATGAAACAATTTGAACAGCTTACTTATCTATTAGGTACAGAAGCATTATACACTCATTGGGATGATGTAAACAAGAAACTAAAATACAGACCAATCCATTTCTTTACACCATTCTTTAAACCAAACGAGGATGAACCTTTTGCTATTATGTATCAAGCAGAATCACATCTACAAGCACGAACAGAAGATGCACAATATATGTTTTGGAGTAAAGACACCGATGATATGGAAGGAAAACACTTTATGATTTCATCAAGAGGTGCAATTACTTCAATAGTTCCTGATGATAGAAACCCTTATGGAGATGTCTTACCATTTAACATAGCACATAGACATCCATTTACAAGAGATTTCTTTAGAGAAGGGGCATCAGACTTAGTAGATGGTATGCGATCCATTAATATCATGCTAACAGAATTGGCTTTACATGGTAGATTCCAATTAGGACAACCAGTCTTTACAGGATTAGATACAGAACAACGAATCTCAATGGGACAAGACAAAGCATTAGTATTACCTGAAGGTGCGAACTTTAATTATGCAACACCAAATGCAAATGTCCAAGCTATGATTGAATCAACCAAGTATATGGTAGATAGTATTGCACAAGCAAACAATGTACGAATTAACTGGACTGATAAATCTCAGGAAAGTGGATTAAGTAAAAAAATGAGTCAGCTTGACTTAATGGATGCACTAAGAAGCGATACAGAACAAATCTATAGACCATTTGAGAAAGAACAATTTAGAATTGCTAAAAGAATATGTGAAGTGTCAGGTGGTATTAATCTTGGGGATCAGTTCAGTATAGACTTTGCTGAAAGAGAAGTGCCTATGAGTACCGATGAGGAAATCAAATACTATTCTTGGGCATTTCAAAATGATTTAGAAACAAGACAAAGCTATTTAAGAAAAAAGAATCCTGACTTACAGGAACAAGAAATACAAGCTATTGTGGAACAGATAGATGCAGAAAGACCACAAGAAGTAGACGAAACACAATCTATCATTGATAGAATAGGTGAACAAGTTGGCTAATTTAGATTTCTACAATAAAGAAATACAAAATATCCAACAACAGTTAATTGACAAATTGGATAATCTTGTATTGGGATTAGGATCTCTATCAGATACTGAACTGATGCAGATTGCTAAGCAAATAGACTTCTTTGCAGAAATGGAAGCATTAGGGTTTACGAAACTAATGAATAGAGTTGGTAAAACCTTTGATGATGAGATAGCAAGAGTATTTGCAGAACTATCTGAAAGGCAATTAGGGGCTGTATCTGCAGCAAGTATCGATACTTTGAGAGAACTAAAAAACTTGGAAATGACTTATTTAACAAATGGAGTAAGGCAGTATTCAGATCAACTAAAGACTTCGATGCTAAGAGGGATTATAACTGGTGAGAGTAATATTCAGATAATGAATAATATCAATACAACCTTTGGTGTAGGAACTTACATTAGTTCAAGTGAAACTTCTTTCTTAATTAATGATGCTTTTTCAAGATTTAGTAATGCTTCAAGAGCAAAGGCTTATGAGGAGTTTCCTGAAGTGAAGTTTAAATATGTAGGGACTAACGATGACAAAACAAGAGATGTATGTAAAAGAGCATTACGAGAAAAACCTCTTACAAGAAAAGAGATTAATGCTTTAGGATATGTTAGTTTTGTAAATAGAGGTGGATATAACTGCAGACATGATTGGGTAAGAGTACGATGAAGTTGCCTGATATACCAAAAGTAACAAATAGTTTTATGAGAACCTTAGCACAACTTGCCATAGATGAAATACAACACGATGCAAGTAGAGGTAAGTTTCAGAATGGCAAAAGAAGTTTGCAGTATAAAAGTGATACTTACAAAAGATATAAAAGAAATAGTATGACTGGTATCAGAACTGGTAAAAAATTAAAAGGATTTGCAAATCAATCAACCGATACAACTACTTCTTTTGTGAATATGAAATTGACTGGTAGAACTTTAAGGGGCATGAGAGCAAGTTCAGGGAAACAAACTGCAATCATTACTTACGATAGAGGAGAAATAGTATTAGGCAATCGTAAACGAGGATATGACATTTATGATTTGTCTAAGGAAAACAAAGAATTGATTTTAGAAGATTTAGAGAAACTTTATTCACAACGAATAAAGAAATATGTATCTAAAGACATAATAATAAAATAAGGAGGGCAGGATGTCCGAAGAAAAAACAATAGTAGAAGAAACACAAGCAGTAGCAGAAACAACTACACAGGAAGAAAATAACGAAGTAGGATCATTAATTGCAGAAAGCAAGAAATATCGTACAAGAGCACAATCAGCAGAAGCCGAGTTGAATGAACTCAAAGAAAGCCTCAAACTTCAAGAGCAACAAAGACTTGAAGAAAAAGAGGAGTTTAAATCTTTGTATGAGAATGTAAAAGCTGAAAACGAAAAACTGAAACCAGTTGTCGAGCAGTTTGAAATTCAAGAAAAACAAAGACGAGAACATCTGCTGTCCCAACTTTCAGATGAAGATCAAGAGATATACCAAGACCTCCCAACTTTGAAGTTGGAAAAGCACATTGAAAGACTGGGAAATAAAAAAGTGCAAGTATCTGATGCCAAAGAGGTTACTTCAAGTGGAAAGTTTGCTGAAAACACTAAATGGTCAGACCTAAGTGATAAAGACAGACAAGAAGCAAGAAGGAATCCAAAACTTTGGAAACAGATAGTAGAGGGGTATAGAAACTAAAAACTAAACTATCTTTAAGGAGATATTAACATGGCAAATGTAACAACAACAACAGCTGCTAATTTTATTCCTGAAATGTGGAGAGATGCAATTTTAGATTATGCAGAAAGAAAATTCATTCTTCGTAATCAAGTATCTGATTTCTCATCTATGGTTTCAAATGGTGGCGACATACTAAACATCCCTAAAGTTGCTGAAGAAACTGCAGCATCTAAATCTGCAGACACAGCAGTAACTTATTCTGCTAACACAGATGGGGTAATTCAATTATCAATGGACCAACATCACTACGAAGCTAAAAGAATCGAGGACATCGTAAGAGTTCAAGAATCTGCTGACCTATTTAATGCTTATGCAAAATCAATGGGTTATGCTTTAGCTAAAAAAGTAGAAAATTATCTTGCAGTAGATGTACTACAATCTGCTACAGGTAATGATGTTACTTTAGCTGCTGATAACACTTTCACTACTGCTCTTATCAGAAGTGGTTTACAAAAACTTCTTGATGCAGGATTTGACTACACAGATGGAGAAACTTTCTTATATGGTTCTCCTGCTGCTTATATGTCATTACTATCTTTAGGCGACTTCACACAAGCTAACCTAAGAGGTGATGATGCAAATCCATTAGTATCAGGTAATGTAATCCAGGCTTATGGAATGAGCTGTTATCCTTCAGTAGACTGGGATGACGATGGTGGTACTGGTGATGAAACAGCAACTATCTTTAACAGAAATTCTGTGTACTTTGCACAGCAATTAGCACCAAGAGTTCAGTCAGCATATGACATTGACCACTTGGCAACTTCTGTTGTAGCTGATGTATTATTCGGTGCAGCATTATCACATGCAGCATCTTCAACATCATTAGGTGTTGTAAACTTCGTAAATCCATAATTGGACTAACGAAAATCGGTTAAATATGGGGCTAATTTCGGTTAGCCCTATATTACCATTAAATATTAATTTGAAGGGGATTTAGATGCCATTATACGATTATAAATGCAGTTGTGGGAAACAATTTGAAACACTACAAAGTATGCATGATGATAAATTGACAACTTGCAACCAAAGTATCCAAGAATGTGATGGAAATGGAACTTTGACAAGACTCATAGGCAAACCTGCCATTTTTTCTGATGACATCGGTAGAGGTCATAAACGAATGAAAGATAAAGATTTATATAAGGAATTAGACATTGAGTAGTAATACCAATATAGGAAATACTCCTGTTAATCAGGGGTATGTTCAACTGATCCACACAGGAGAAACTGGGGGAATAGATGGAACACTTCGTACTTTATACGATGGTGATGGAACTGCATCAGATTTACAGATTGCAAGTAATAAAGTTAAAGTATCTACTGAATTGTATATTGGTAGCAAGACTGCAACTGAATTTATCCAAGATATTGTTGGGGATATGTTCACAACAGGTTCGTATACAAACATCACTACCACTTATGACGATACTAATGGAAATATTGATTTAAGTGCATCAGGAGAAGTAACACTTACAGGCACACAGACTTTAACCAATAAAACCTTAGCAAGTCCAACTTTTACAGGCACAGCAAATGGTGTCAATCTTACTTTATCAGGAGATTTAACAGTAAATGGTACTACAACTACCTTAGATACAACCAATTTAAAAGTAACAGATAATCTTATTGAACTTAATCAAGGAGTTGCTTCTAATGCCAATGATAGTGGTATTATTATTGAACGAGGTAGCACAGGTGATAATGCAATTATCATGTGGGATGAATCTGCTGATAAATTTACTCTAGGAACTACAACTGCAACTGCAGATGCTACTGGAAATATTACTATCACTACTGGAACACTTGTAGCAAATACCTTTGAAGGAAACCTAACAGGAAATGTAACTGGAAGTGCAAGTCTTAATCTATTAATATCTAACAACTTATCAGACTTGGCTAATGCAGCAACTGCAAGAACAAACTTAGGTGTAGATGCAGCAGGAACAGATAACTCAACTAATGTTACTTTGGCAGGATCGTTAGACTATATAACTTTAAGTGGACAACAGATCACAAGAAATGCTATTGATCTTACAACAGATGTAACAGGCACACTTCCAGCAAGTAATGGTGGTACAGGATTAACTTCTATTTCTACTTTGTTAAACTCCAATGTAACTCCTACTTCATTAGGATTAGTTATTGGAACAGATGTTTTAGCACAACAAACCATTGGAATAGCAAACGATAATTTAGTAGAGATAGATGATTTAGATGCAGCAGATAATGATTATGCTAAATTTACAGCAAATGGATTAGAAGGTAGAAGTTATGCTGAAGTAAGAAGTGATTTGTCATTAGGTACTTTAGCCCTACAAAATACTATAGACTTTGATGACATTGATGGAACTGCATACATTTCAAGTGCAGAAGCATTTAGTGATAGTGATGTACAACTAATGACTGCAGCAGCGATTGATGATTTAATTATTTCTAAAGGATATGGTACTGGTAATGGAGATATTACTGCTGTTAATGCAGGAGTAGGTATTGGTGGTGGTGGACTAAGTGGAGATGTAGATCTTACATTTGAAGGTTCAGAACTCCCTGATATGACAGATTTAATGGTATCTACAGATGAATTTGTAGTATTAGATGGCACGACTTCTAAACGAAAAGCAATTAGTGAAATTAGACTTACAGCATTTGACGATACAGGATTTACTTCAGGAATATCTTTTAATGGATCTACTGCTAATGGATTATTGACTTATGGTAATAGTACCACAGCAGATGTAGAATCTAATCTTACTTTTGATGGAAATCATTTAGACATTACAAGTGGGCATTTAGTTCTTCCTTATGGAGAAATCAATGATGCAGGAACTGATTTAAACATTGTAGGAACAAATGCAGTAACTTTGCAAACAAGTGCAGGAACTGCTTTAACAATACCAAATGCTTCTACTAATGTCGGTATAGGAACTAACTCACCTGCATATAAACTTCATTTAGAACAAGCAGGTGGAGTAATGCAACAATTAAAAGCAACTGATTCTGCTCAAGCATATATGAAGTTTGTAAATAGCACTACTGGAGATGGACAATTTTCAGATGGATTCTTATTTGGATTAGATAGTGATGAAACAGTAGCTATTTGGAATTATGAAGGTACTGCTATGAGATTTGCAACTTCAGGTAGTGAAAAGATGAGAATAGACTCATCAGGTAGACTATTAATAGGAACTACAAATACAGGTTGGGATGGAGATGCCGATAATCTTGTAGTAGGTAGTGGTAGTGGTAATAATGGTATGACTATCTATGCAGGA